CACGGTGACGCGAAGCGTCCCAGAGGGGCGTCGGCGCTTATGGCTAACCCGGACGCGGAATACATCGTCCAGCGGCCGGACGCGCAGGGCATGGCCGTGACCGTGACCAGGGAGAGGTTCAAGGACACGGCCAGTCTGTCGCCGCTCGGGTACGAGGCGGTCGAGGTCAGCCTCGGGCGCGTCGATCGGTACGGCGAGCAGGTCAAGTCGCTCGTCATGCGCAACGCCGATGCCATCGTCGCGACCCGGCGGGTGGAGCCGGCGGGCAAGGTGCAGAAGGTGATCCTCGAGGCGCTTAGGGCCAGACAGAAGGGGTCAGAAACGACACTCATTTGGACGATGGCAGACCTGCGCCAGATCGGGAAGGAGTGCGGTCAGGCCAAGCAATCTGTCCACAAGGCGGTCGAGGCGATGGCGATGAGTCCGTTTTTGACCAGCACCATCGGCGGCTTTAGGCTGTCCGAGGAGGGCTTAAAGTGAGCGGTCAAAAAGTCAAAAACGGTCAAATTTTGACCGAAGTTTACCGTCTATGCGGTCAAAAAAGTCCACTCTCCCTTAGGGAGTGGACTTTTGACCATAGATTTTGACCGCCATGGGAGGAGAATGTGAGAAAGAAAAAGTTACTGCAGGAATACAAGTTTGGTGCAGAGAAGCGTGTTGCTCTGGCGCAACCTGTTGCGGAAACGCAACTAGCCAAGAGAATGCTCGAGGCGCTGGGGCCGGATGAGTTCTCGGTGCTCAAGACGTTCCAGCAGCACTTTGGTGCAAGGCTTGTGCACTACCGCGACGAGCAGGGTGAGGTGGGTAAAGATCCGGGGTGGATGCAATGAGCCAGGAGCCGCTTAGGTTTACCAGCGCGACCGGCGCGATCGAGTGGGAGGATTCCGACTTCTGGGGGAAGACCTCAACCTGCCGGCGGTTCTCTATCCGCGGCGAGACTCTTAACGGCAAAACCGAGTACGTCGTCTGGAGGCGCGGGCCGGATGGTAGGGTGATCCCGAAGTGCCTTGGTCGGTATGACTCATGGCAGGAGGCGGTCGACTGCGCCGAGGAGGCCAAGTACGCAGACCCGCCGAAGCGAAACAAGATATACGACTGGAAGTCGGACGCAGAGGATTGGAAGTGAGGAAGAACTGTCCGATATGTGGGATCGAGAACATTGGCGGTCAGGTGCACGTTTGGCACAGTAACGGTCACCGCAAGTCTGGGATCACGCTCGAGCAACTGACGGTCATGGCGCAGCAGACCATGATCGTGAACCAGATTACGGCCGAGGTTTCCGAGGCAGTGGATCTTGCGAGGCAGCCGGATGATTGGCAGCCGAAGCCGTGGAAGTCGCGAAAGGAATATCACAAAGCATATTACTGGCGGCACGCCGACAAGCGGAGAAAGCAAAGACTCTCGAGCAAGACCTTGCGTCGACAACTTGAGCCCTTGATTCGCGAGCTTTGCATTGCGGTAGACTTGGGCAGGATTTCTGCAAACTGGTGACGCATGGGTAAACGACAACGGCAGCGTGGCGCTGAGACTGAGCGCGAGGTCTGCGACAAGATCGCGGAGATCACTAACTGGGTCGTCAAGCGCGAACTCGGGCAGGCCAGAGATGGCGGCTGCGACATACGGCTTGCCCAGTTCGTGATCGAGGTCAAGCGCAGGAAGTCGATCGCTGTCTACGATTGGGTCGACCAGGCAAAGGCGGCGTGCGCGCCGTATGAGTTGCCGGTCGTGGTCTGCCGCGGCGATAAAAGGGAATTTCTCGTCGTGCAGCCTTTTGAGGATTGGCTACGGATGGCGAAGGACAAACTGCCGGAGCGATGACGTGAGGTGTCCAAAGTGCTCGAAACCGAGCGAGGTCGTGAAGGTCTATCAGTACACGACCGAGGCGAGACGACGCAGAGAGTGTATGACCTGTGGGCACAGATTCTCCACGAGCGAGCGCGTCTGGAGGCGAGTCTTTGCCGACGAGATCAAGAACAAGCCGATCAAGGGCGTCAAGCGATCGCACCTCGATGAGCCGCGGCCAAAGAGAACCTACAGCAACTTTGACGTGGTTCCGTTGGAAGGTTACGAACAAGACTGGGAGGACGTGACGACATACGTTCACGTTAGTGACGACTAATGGCTGGATCACCAGAACGACGAGCGCGACGCGACCGAGCGATCGCGATCTTAAACAATCCGAATTTTGTGCCGGAGATCTGCGAGTACCTATCGACTGGCGGAAGCCTGGCAGAGTTTGCGATCGCCAATCAGATTCCATACGGCCGACTGCATCGGTTTCTGTTCGACAACGAAGAGCGCAGGGCGCTTGTAACCGCGGCTCGTCATGCTAGAGCGCAGTGGCACGTCGAGCGTATGGAGAAACTAGCCTCGAGCGTCGAGGACGCGCAGATCGATCCTCACGCGGCCAGAGCAGCAGCAGACATTCGCAAGTGGGTCGCGTCTCGATTGGATATGCAAACCTACGGCGACAAGATGCAAGCGAAACTGGAGGTGACGGACACGACAGCGCTGCACCTTGAGGCTGTTCGTAACCTGATGAAAACCGTGTCTTCGGTGGAGCCAGAAAAGCTGACTCGCGACACAGCGCGAGTCACGGATTCGTCCGTGCGCGAGACATCAGATGCGAATGAGAATGAGAATCATTCGCATTTAGACTGAGATTTGATGCAGCCCGATCCGCATTTTATGCACGCACGCAAAACGCAACTCTCGCAAGTCGTTGATTATCAAGGCATTATCGTTCGCATTGCGTATAATACCCATTATGTAAAGTTGACCACTATGCGGTCAGCGCGCGCGCAAGTTGTTGATTCTGCGGGATTCCGGCCCGTCGCGACCGCAGCGCGGACGTTCCCGACCCCCCCCGGTGGGGGCGCCGACGGGGGGTCGGCGTTAGCGTAACCCCACACCTACCGAATTAAAAAAATGCAGAATCCGTACTTCGACTTCGTAAAACGCTACCACAAGGCTCCAGTGGCCTTCGTGGAGGAGGTGCTAGGGGTCACCCCAGACCCATGGCAGAAGCGGCTCCTAGAGCTCCTTGCAGCCAACGAGCGCAAGATCAGCGTCCGCTCCGGCCACGGCACCGGAAAGTCCACCGTCGCCTCATGGGCCATGCTCTGGTTCATGCTCACCCGCGTGCCGGTCAAAGTGGTCGTCACGGCGCCCACGGCCAGCCAGTTATTCGATGCGCTCTTTGGCGAATGCCGCCGCTGGGCCAAGCTCCTGCCCCCCGCCGTGGCCGATCTGCTCGAGATCAAGTCCGACCGGATTGAACTAAAAGCGAGCCCGGAGGAGGCGTTCATCTCCGCCCGCACCAGTCGCGCCGAGCAACCCGACGCCCTGCAGGGCATCCACGCTGAGTATGTGCTGCTGGTCGTGGACGAGGCGCCCGGCGTATCAGAGGCGGTCTTTGAGTCAGCCGGCGGCAGTATGTCCGGCCACAATGCAACGACGCTGCTGCTCGGCAACCCCACCCGCACCACCGGCTACTTTTACGACACCTTCCACCGCCTTTCCCAAGAATGGAAAAACCTGCACGTTAGTTGCCTCGACTCGCCGCGCGTCTCCGCCGATTACGTCTCCGAAATGGCGAGCCGGTACGGCGAGGGGTCGAATGCGTACCGGGTGCGCGTGCTCGGCGAGTTCCCGGTCGCCGACGACGACACGCTCATCGGCCTTGAGCTGGCGCAGTCAGCGATCGACCGTGACGTGACGCAGAACCCGAGCGCCCCGATCCTCTGGGGTCTCGACGTAGCCCGCTACGGCACCGACTCCTCGGCGCTCTGCAAGCGCCAGTCGAACGTCGTCACCGCGCCGGTCAGGACGTGGAAGAATCTCGACCTCATGTCGCTCACCGGCGCGATCATGCACGAGTGGGAGTCGACCGACCCGAAAGACCGCCCGGCCGAGATCCTGGTGGACAGCATTGGCCTTGGCGCCGGTGTAGTCGATCGATTACGGGAGCTGCGCCTGCCGGCGCGCGGGATCAACGTCGGCGAGTCGCCCTCGTTCAAGGGGCAGTATATGAACCTGCGCGCCGAACTTTGGAGCAAGGCCAAGGCGTGGCTTGAGGCGAAGGATTGCAAACTGCCGCGTGACGAGCGGCTCGTGAATGAACTATCCTCGCCGCGATATTCGTTCATGTCTAACGGTAAGTTAAAACTCGAGAGCAAGGACGACATGAAGCGCCGCGGGCTGGCCTCGCCCGACGTCGCCGACGCTTTCGTTCTGACGTTTGCGAGCGAGGCCGCGACCGGGAGTGGTGCCTACGCGCCGACCTGGACGAAGCCGGTCAAGAGACAGATCCGAGGTGTTGTATGAGCATTGAGCATTTAGGCGGGGCTATCCCAGAGGGCGACCGTGCGACGTGGATGCCGGACATTTGGGGCTATATCGCGCTCACCTACAAGATCAAGTCGGTGATCGACATTGGCGCCGGGTACGGGCACAACATCAAGTGGTGGCATGATCTTGGGTTCGATGCGGCCGGCGTCGAGGGGCACCCGGTCGCGCTGGCCGAGAGTCCAGTGCGAGATCTTTTGGTGTCGCACGATTACGAGCGCGGCCCGTATGTGCCAGACCGCCAGTTTGATCTTGGCATCTGCACCGAGTTCGTGGAGCACGTTGAGCAGAAGTGCGAGCAAAATTGGTTTGCCACGATGCACAGGTGCAAGTATGTGCTCATGTGCCACGCGCTGCCGGGGCAAGGCGGGCACCATCACGTCAACGAGCAGACGTCGGATTATTGGATTGAGCGCTTTGGCGAAAATGGCTTTAGGTGCGACTGGATCACCTCGCTCATGTTCCGCAATACAGATCAGCGACAGGGTTCG